TTAAGAACAGAAACGGTAGAGGATTTTTGTGCTAGACACGGAGTATCAGTATCAACTTATTATTATCAGAGTTCCAAGACAGAGAACTGGAAGAAAGTATTGGAAATTAGTTTAATGTCTGCTAAAAAAGAAGTTCCTGATGTATTGAAAGTATTAGGAGAAAAGGCTAAGAGTGGAGATATGAAAGCGATTGACCTTTATTTAGATTATGTAGTTCAGTTAAGTAAAAATATAGATATTAAATCTGGCGGAGAAGCCTTACCAGTATTAGTTCAATTCTTAAATGACAAAGACACAAGCAACAATTCAGATACCTCACGAATTTAAACGTCTTTTTGACAACGACTGGAGAGAAGCCGCTGTTTATGGTGGAAGATACTCTCTTAAATCACATACTGTTGCTCGCATACTTTTAATAAGAGCTAGACAGAAAAAGATTAGAGTAGCTTGCTTTCGTGAGTTTCAAAACTCAATAGCAGACTCATCTCACCAACTCTTAAAAGATTTGATTAACGAATACGGATTAACAGATTTTCAGGTTACGAATAATTCAATCATAAATACCATTAACGGTTCAGACTTTATCTTTAAAGGATTACATAATAACGAGCAAAGCATTAAGTCAACTGAAGGAATAGACATAGCTTGGATAGAAGAAGCTCAAACAGTTTCTAATACCTCACTTGAAGTTCTAACACCGACAGTTCGTAAACCTGGCTCACAGTTAATTTATACTTATAATAGATTACTAGAAGATGACCCAGTTCATCACAGATTAGTTTTAGAAGGTAGACCTAACACTTTAATAATCAATGTTAATTATGACATTGCTTTAAAGTATAAGATGATGCCTGAGGTTATAAGGCTTGAAATGGAAGATGACAAGGAACGAAGACCAGCTTTATATAAACATAAATGGCTAGGAGAGCCTAGTAGTAGTGAGAGAAAGATTTATAACGACTGGGCTATTATAGATGAGTTACCACACGAAGCAAGACTAGAGAGATACGGAATGGACTTTGGATATTCTAATGACCCAACTGCTATCGTAGCAATTTATAAATACAACGGAGGGTTTATCCTAGATGAGATTACTTATCAAAAAGGATTAAGTAATAAACAAATAGCGGACATACTTTCAAATATAGACAGAGCCTTAGTTATAGCAGATTCAGCTGAGCCTAAGAGTATTGACGAGATAAGAAGTTATGGAATAAACATATTACCTTGTGTTAAAGGAAAGGACAGCATAAATCAAGGAATACAATATGTCCAAGACCAGAGAATAAGCGTAACTAAAAGAAGTTCTAATTTAATACAAGAATACAATAGATACTTATGGCAAGTAGATAAGCTAGATAAGATAATCAATGTGCCAGAAGGTGGCTTTGACCACTGTATGGATGCGATTAGATATGGGCTAGATAGCTATAAGCCAGTAGTTAACTCAATATACATACCGAATAATAATTTATAATATAACAAAAGAATTATTAGAAAAACTTAAAGGACAGACTATTAAGAAAAAAATTTACGACAAAGAGTTTAATATAAAAGTTGTTGATATTATAGAAGATGAATACGAAGAAAGCGAATATTTAGAAGGTAGTTATACGAAGGAAGAATTATTAGAGTTAGCAGAGAGTTTAGGAGAAACCATTAAACGTTATAAGGTTTATGGTAAATTATCTAAAAGAGATGCTAAAAAGGTAGAGAAATTAAGTGACTTAGCTAAATTAAAGTTTACTGGTAGTTGTAGTGGTGGTTATTACCCAGACACAGACTGGAGTAACAAAATACTATTACAGATATTTAAAGATGGTGATGAGCCACAATATTAACATATGACCAAGCAAGAAATACAGCGACAAGCAGTTGGAACGCTAACAGAATTTATAAATAAATATGACGAGGGCAACTTTCAAATCTCTCGTAATAAAATAATGCGAATGCGTTTTCTTTTAGATACAATAAGAGAAAACTATTTCGGAGTATTTAAAAAAGATAAGGACTTAATCGGACAACAAAAAATATTCTATCCCTTAACAGAAGCTCTTGTATGGGAGAATGTAAAGAATATTAACCTTGATACTAAGGATGTTAATACTAAGGCTAATAACCCTAATGAATACGGTACAGCGGTTATTGTAAGAAATATGGTTCGTGATTGGATGGAAAAGAACCAATTTGGAGAGCAGATTAACGATGACTTAATGTATTTCGCTTTAGATGGACATATTGTTAAAAAGAAGGTTTATGATACTTGCGAACAAAATAAAAAGAAAGCATTAAAAACCGAAAGAATTGACCTTAGAAATATCTTTAGAGATATGACTGGCGGTTCTCTACAAACAGAAGACTTTATTGAACGCAGTATTCAAGATGTATCATATCTAAAAGAAACATATAAAGGAAAATGGATTAACCTTGATAAATTAAAAGGTGGTGGCAAAGTTCCTGATATTCACAACGAAGACAAACTAGAGGAAAGCGTAAGCCCTGAAATTGACTTATATGAGGCTTATATGAAAATCCCTAAGTCTTGGATAACTGGAAGAATGGCTGATAGTGAAACTTGGATTAACGGAAAGATTATAGCTTCTGGTTTAGTTAGTGGAACTCCTTTAATTCATAGAATAGAAGAATGGAATAAAATTAGACCATACGAAGAAGCTAAGTTTGAAGAAGCTCCTGGTCGTTGGTTAGGTAGAGGTATTGGAGAAAAAGCTTTCTATCTTCAGTTATACCTTAACACTATTTATAATGTTAGAAGGAATAATAATCTAGCTCTAATGAACCAGTTATTCCAGTTTAGAGAAGGTTCTGGTATCACTCCTGAAAAGATGGCACAGTTATTTGCTGGAGGAGCTATTGGAGTTCAACAGGTTGGAGATATTGCTCGTATTGATACAAGAAATATTAACTTTACAGAGAGTATTAAAGAGGAGCAGAACGTAGTTCAAATGGCTAATCGTATTGCTTCAAGTCAAGAGGCTTCCACTGGAGAAGCATTGCCAAGCTCTACACCCGCTACTAATGCTATTATTCAATCCCGTGCTGTTAAGACTTCATTTAAATTAAGACAAGAAAGATTTGGTTTGTTCTTATCAATTCTATTTAAAAGACAATTACTCCCAGACTTCTATAAGATTTATACCAAAGACGAAGCATTACGCTTAATCGGAGAAGAAGAAACAAGTAAACTAAAAAGAAAATTAACAAAATATTATACTGATTTAGCTATCTCACAAAACGGACAAAGAATTACACCACAACAAAGAGATGCTATTGAGGCAGAGGTTAAACGACAGATAGAAGAAAGAGATGAGCTATGGACTGGTATTGAAGACTTAAAAGACGCTGATAAGGTTGATGTATCATTCTATATTACAAACGAAACCTTTGACAAATCAACAGTATTACAGAACCTACAACAGATATTAGTAAGTTATAGACAGTTCTCACAAGACCCTAACGCCCAAATCATATTAAGAAATATCTTTGACATCTTAGGACTTGATGGAGAAACATTAATAAGTTCTATGACTAAACAACAACCGCAACAACCACAACAACTAGAAGAGCTACAAGGAGAGCTACAAGGACAGCAAGAAGGAGCTATGACTGAAGATGGGTTATTAGCAAGTCAAGACCAAAGAGTAGCTAATCAAGAACAATCATTATGAGTAAAATAGACTTAAAACATAAGTTAGACGAACAAGCCTTTGAAAAGCTAAGAGCTGTTGTTAAGAGAAATACTGACATAAGCAATCTTAATGAGGAAAACATTAAAACAGTAAAAGAAGCATTAAGACTATTAACAACTTGGCTAGAAGAAGTATATAATTTAGACATAAAACCGATTGATATGGATGAGGGAGCGACAGATATTGATAAATTATTCAAAGACTCCAATTAGGAGTATTGAAATATAAAAACTTTTTATAGTTTAATGTGGTAATTAGCCACAGCTATAAAAGACCTTTAAAAAAATGGAAGACCAAACCTTATTAGAGGAAGGCGAATTAGAAGGAGCTGACGTTGATGAATTAGATTCAACAAGCTACTCTGACGATGCCGACACCTCAGACGAAGATGGCGAAAACCAAAACTCTGATTTCTTATCTAAAGCCAAAGAGATTACAGGCAGAGATTTTAAGGATGAAGAAGACTTTAAAAAACACTATAAGAACTTAAGTTCGTTTGTAGGAAAGAAAGTAGAAGCGAAAGTAGTTAAACCAGCTAAAGCTGAAAACGACCGAGTAGCTGAACTTGAATTTAAAGTTGACCATCCTGAATTAAAAGAACACTTTGATGTAATTAAAATGGTGGCAAGAGAAAGAGGTAAATCTTATAGTGAAGTAGTTGATGACCCTTTGGTCAAAGAACTGCTTGAAGTAAGACAGAGTAAAAAAGGTGAAAGCGTTATTCACAGTAACAATAAAATCTCATCCTCTAATCCAAACTCTAAGTTAAAAGCTAATGTCTATACAGAAGAAGGCTTAGCCGCTTATTTACAAGCAACTCTTGGAGAGGAATAGAAATGACAAAACAAAAAAATGGCAGACGTATTATTTAAAAGCTATGAGGCTATCGGTAATCGTGAAGATTTGACAGATATTATCGCAATGATTTCACCAACTGATACCCCTATGCTTTCTCGCTTTGGTAAAACTAAAGCAAAAAACACATTGCATATTTAAAAGCCATTTGTGCAATTAAAATTTCACTATTTGCGGGAACATCTTAAAATCATAATTACTACTTAGTAACAACATTATGAATGAAACAATAGACCACTCGCAGGAAAAGACATTAACAAACATAAAAGATATTTGCTGGTTGGCTGGAGCATTTGACGCTGATGGAACTGTGACCATTAGAGACGCAAAAGCAAGAAGCCCACACCCTTATTTTGACCTTTCAAATTCAGATGATGTGTTTATAGAAAAGACAGTTAGAGTTTTAAAATCTCTAGGTGTAAATCCACATATCAGAGAACAAAAGTTAAATAAGAAATGGAAAACAGTTTTTAGAGTAAGTTTAGGAAAACAACTACAAGTAAAACAAGTATTACAAATACTACTTCCATATCTAACAGCAAAAAAAGCAAGAGCCTCACTCGTTATAGATTACATTGATAATCATAACTATGAAATAGTAAAAGACGTAAAACTATTAAATAAGAGAGGCGATGTCTGTTCCTCAGAGACTACACGTGAAAACCCCTTGCCATAAGGGAGTGTGATATAGTCCGAACTATATGGAGACATATAGAGGTAAACAGTAAAAGTTTACGTTAACAAAAAGGAATGGCAGGTTGACGCATTAGATGCTGCTTCTACAACTGGTGTAGTTGAAGGAAGTGATGTTGAAACTGCAGCTTTAACACCTACAACTCGTTTAGGTAATTATACCCAAATTAGTCGTAGAATGTTTAGAGTATCGGAAACCCAAGAAGCTATTAACCACGCTGGTCGTGCCTCTGAATACGCATATCAAGCCGCTAAAGCATTAAAAATGTTAGCAAATGATATGGAAAAAACACTTCACGATGGAACAGGTGCTTCTGGAGCAGCTCGTGAATTAAAGGGTGTTCGTGCCGCTATTACTACTAATGTAGTTACAGCCGCAACAGGAACAACCACAGCCGCTTTAAGTGTAGATAAACTTAACGAATTGTTAAGAACTATCTGGTCTCAAGGTGGAAAACCAAATGCTATCTATGTAAATGGTACTCAGAAAGAAGCTATTGCTAAATTCTCAACTCCAATTACTAGAAACATTAATGCTGCATCAAAGAGATACACATCAGTAGTTAATGTATTTGACTCAGCTTACGGTGCTTTAGATATTATCTTAGACCGTTATGCCGCAACTTCTGAATTGTTAGCTTTACAAGAAGACCAATTCAAAGTAGCGTTCTTACGCCCTGTAATGAGCAAACAACTTCCAGATAATGGCGGTGGTGCTAAGGGTAAAGTAGAAGCAGAGTATACATTACAATATGGTAATGAGAAGGCTTCTGGTAAAATCACCAATCTTGCCTAGTAGCAAGTAAAGATACAATTTTATTAATTTAATATTGCCTAGTGGGAAGGAGTAAGTCCCTTTCTCGCTAGGACTGAAGGCAATATGAAAAAGAAAA